CGCTGGGACGAATACGTTGATGGAGGTTTTTATTGCACCGCATGGCAAGAGAAAGACGTTGAAGATGACTTGGACGACGAACGGCAAGTCAGTTTGAACCTACCCCAATACATTCGCGCGAACGCTCGCAAGGGGCTGGATTACTACGCTCGCGGCTGGGCTGGTGATGGGCTGGTTGATCGGACTGTGCGTGAGGCCCGTGAGATGGCCGCTGGCCGTATCAGTGAGGACAAGGTGATTCGTGCGAATGCTTGGGGTGCGCGTCACATGGTTGACCTTGATGCCCCGAAAAACAGTGACCCAGACAACGATGACTGGCCTGGGCCTGGTGCTGTGGCGTTTTATCTGTGGGGCATTGATCCCCTTGACCCTGATCCCGCGATGAACTGGTTTGCTGAGAAGGCTGAGGCGATTGAGATGGAGGAGGAGGGTCGTGGCGTGTCGACGTTCCATTTTCAACGCAAGGTTGAGGATGGGTTTGGTACTGTTGTTGTGATGAATGACCAAGTGGAAACTCGTCGCGTCACGTTCAACGACTTTGAATTGCGTCAAGCACCTTCTGGTGATGGTATGTCGTTCACTGGCTATGCGGCAGTGTTCAACTCTGATTCCGAGCCACTGCCGTTCATTGAGCGAATCGCCCCAGGCGCGTTCTCAAAGTCACTCAAGTCACGCAACAACATTCGCATGTACATGAACCATGACTCGTCAATGTTGTTGGCGACCACTCGGGCCAAGACGTTGCGTTTGCAAGAGGATTCAAAGGGATTGTTGGTTGATGCCGATTTGCCTGATACCAGCGTTGGTCGTGACTTGTCTGTGTTGATGCAACGCAAAGATGTTGATTCGATGTCGTTCGGGTTCACGGTACCTGCTGGCGGTGATCGTTGGAGCGATGATGGCATGACACGCGAGTTGAAGCAGATTCGTTTGTTTGAGGTTTCTGTTGTGACTGGTTTCCCTGCATACACCGCAACGTCGGCTTCAGTGCGTTCGCTTGACGCGCTCGCAACGCGCACCGGCATCGATGCAGACCAGTTGGCGGCTGCGATCACCGTGTTGGAGGCTGGACAGAATTTGTCTGTTGACCATGCTGCACTGTTGCGTGAGACTGTCGCCAAGTTGGAACCTGCACCGCAGGCTGCTCCTTCACATCTTGCTGTGATGCAGAAGCACCTTGACCTGCTGAAAAACGCTATCTAGACTTCCCGTATCTCATCGGATACGAGGAGCCTCCTCCGATGTTGCTGATCGTGGAGCCACGACAGTTCAAACCCCTGCGTGTACTAATCCACATCTACAACAAAGGAAAATACAATCATGAAGGAATACATCAACCGTCAGGTTGAGATTCGCAACCGTGCGTGGGAAGAAGCCAAGTCAATCTTGGATGCTGCCGCTGCCGAGAAGCGCGATCTTACCGCTGAGGAAAACCAGACTTACGAGCGCATCAGCAAAGAACTTGATGAGCGCGCACAGGTCATCTCCAAGCTCCGTGAGGATGAGTCCCGTGAACTGCGTCTTGACGCAGCAGTCCGTGAAATCGCTGACCAGGCTCGCCCTGTCAACGCTGCGCCTGTTGCCGATGACATCGCAAATGTTCGTTCGTTGATCACTGGTGAGCGTCGTTCGTTCACGTTTGAGAAGCGTGACGTTGTGAAGACCTCGCAAGGTGCGCCAGTTCCAACCTCGTTCTACGATCAGGTCATTGAGCAGGCTCGTTTGGTCGGCCCGATGCTGACCACCTCCACTGTGTTGAACACGGCTGGTGGCGAGAATCTTCAGATTCCGTCGCAGGCTGCTTGGTCAACGGCTGCAGTCGTTGGTGAAGGAACCGCAATCGACGAGAGCGACCCAGTGTTCAACTCGTTCATCACCCTCGGTGCTTACAAGTATTCGTTCCTCGTCCAAGTGTCGACGGAACTCCTTGAGGATTCGGGTGTTGACCTGTTGTCATTCCTCGCCAGCCAGGTCGGTAACGAGCTCGGCTTCCGCGTCAACTCTGGCCTCACGGTCGGTTCTGGCACGGGTGCGCCGAAGGGTGTTGTCGCAGCCGCTGGCTCGGGCATCTTGGGTGGCACTGGTGTCGCTGGTGCGTTCACCGCTGACAACCTCATTGACCTGTACTACAGCCTGAACGGTGCAGCGCGTCTGCTCCCAGGCGTGGGCTGGATGATGAACGGTGCCTCTGTGGGCAAGGTGCGCAAGTTGAAGGACACCGCTGGACAGTATGTGTTCCAGCCTGCCCTTGCAGCCGACTCGCCTGACACCCTGTTGGGCAAGCCGATCTTTGAAAACCCAGCAGTGGTCGACACTGCTGTTGGTGCAAAGTCGGTCATCGTCGGTCACTTGCCGTCGTACTTCGTTCGCACGGTTGGCGGCATTCGCCTTGACCGTTCGGATGACTACGCATTCAACGCAGGACTCGTCACGTTCCGCGCGACGTTCCGTGTTGACGGCAACCTGCCGCAGCCAAGCCACATCAAGTACTTCATTGGTGGCACGGCGTAAGCATTCCCACAATTTCTAGAATTCCCCTATGATCTGGGGGCTGGTCGAACACGCAGGGCGACCAGCCCCCAACCATCATCCCTGCGACCTGCGAAGGAGAGTGCGATGGCGAATGCTCGTCGTAATAAGAAACACACCGATCGAACTGCCAGACCTGGAAGCCCAGTACCTGTTGAGTCTGGGCGTGGCGCACTTGCCCGAGGTAGCAGACTTACCAACGCCGACGCGCTTCGCGTCCTCTGGTACAGCAACGCCCCATTCACAAACACGGGCTACGGCCAGCAAACCGCGCAAATCATCCCCAGGCTCCTCCAAGACCAGCACGAAGTAGCCATTCACGCAATGTACGGCTTGGAGGGTTCAACCTCCATGTGGAACGGCGTGAAACTGTATCCGCGAGGATTGGCCCCATACAGCGACGACATCATGGTTGCGCATTGGATGGATTGGGCGAACGGCAACCGCAACCTGCCACCAGTCTTGATGACCCTGTTTGATGTGTGGGTGTTCAAATCCCAAACCTTTGATCAGGTGCCGAATATTGCGTCGTGGGTGCCTATTGATCATGCACCATGTCCACCTGATGTGTTGGCTTGGTTGGATCGTAAGAATGTGACCCCGATTGCGATGAGCAAGTTTGGGAGTCGAATGTTGGAGAAGGCTGGGGTTGCGCATGAGTATGCGCCGCACGGCATTGAGTCCACGTTCAAACCGACAACGCACTACAGCAACGGAAAGATGCAGGCAACCGGTCGTGAGTTGATGGGTGTTGATGACGACAAGTTTGTTGTGATGATGAACGCAGCGAACAAAGGTGTCAACCCGTCGCGCAAGGCGTTTGCTGAAAACATGTTGGCATTCGGTATCTTCGCTCAAACACATCCCGAGGCTGTGTTGTATCTGCACACCGAGGCCAATGGGTCGATGGGTGGGATCAGTCTGCTTCATCTAGCTGAGGCTTGCGGTATTCGTCCTGAGCAGTTGAAGATTGTTGACCAGTACGCATATCGGGCTGGGTTCCCTCAAGAGGCGTTGGCTGCGATGTACACGGCTTCTGATGTGCTGCTGTCGGCTTCGATGGGTGAGGGTTTCGGTTTGGCTGTCATTGAGGCGCAAGCCTGCGGAACTAGGGTCATCGTTTCTGATTTCACGGCTCAACCGGAGTTGGTGGGTTCGGGGTGGACTGTGGAGGTGCAACCGTTTTGGGATGCGGCTCAAAGGTCTTGGTTTTGCACCCCTCACGTTCCATCAATCGTGGATGCCCTGAAACGGGCCTACGAAGCCCCCAGAGGCACGGACGAGGTTGCTGTAGGGTTTGCTAGCCAATACCAAGCTGACGCGGTTTATACGGCCTCCTGGAGGCCAATCATGGCAAACCTGGCGGCAAAGTGCCGGTCGTCCCTGTAGTCATCATTCCGGTGCTCAACCGGTACGACCTTTTGCGCCGAGCCGTCTGGTCAATTGACTATCCGGTGGAGCAACTGATTCTGATTGATAACGGCAACAAGGCTGAAACCTACCCGTGGCACACGAAACCAACCACCGTCTTTGAACAGTTTGTGTGGCACATGCCAACGAACTTGGGTGTCGGGCCTTCATGGAATCTGGGTATCAAATCCACCCCTCACGCTGACGGATGGATATTGCTGAACTCTGATGCCTGGTTTCCACCAGATCAACTGCAACGATTCTGGTCTGACTGTGAACCCGACAACATTGTGAAAACAAGTTCGCACTGGTCGTGCGTGTGGATTGGCGCGAAAGTTGTTGCGCGAATTGGGTTGTTCTCGGAGTGTTATGTGCCAGCCTATTTTGAGGACAACGATTTTGAGGGTCGTGCTGTGGCCGCTGGGTTCAGGTTGGTTGTGTCCGATGCGGAGATCGGTCACGACAATTCTTCAACGATTGGGTCTGACCCGAATTTGGCTCGCAAGAATGGGTACAGTTTTGATGAGAATCGTCGACTGCATTTTCAACGCTGGTCTGACGGTGTGCCTGAGGCTGGTGTGTGGGATTTGAAACGTCGCAGAGAGTTGGGGTGGGAATGACTGTTTTTGATTTGGTGTTGTACAACAGTGAGGACGATGTGTTGGAGTGTCGCCTTTGGGAGTTGGCTGATTCCGTTGATGTGATGGTTGTGTTGGAGGGTGATAGGACTTTCACCGGCAAGCCGAAGGTGAAGGCTCCTCGGGAACGGTTCGAGCGTTGGGGTGACCTGATCCACTGGGTTGATTATTCGACACCGTTTGCTGATGATGCTTGGTCGGTTGAGGCTGCGACACGCAACAAGTTGTTGGAGGTTGCGGATGGGTTGGGTTGTGGGCCTGATGACATTGTGACGATTTGTGATGTGGATGAGATTTGGTCGCCTTCAATGGTTGCCGATTTTGCGGTTGATCGTTGTGCGGTGATGATGCGTCATTTGGCGATGTCGGTTCATTGGGAGTTGCCGTTTGAGTTGACTTGTGTTGCTGGCCCACGACGCATGGTTGGGACGAACGCAGACCAGTTCAGGAGGAATCGTGCAGAGTATCGACGGTTGTTTGGTGGCTGGCATGTGGCTTGGATGGGTGGTGAGGAATGGTGCGCCAACAAAATCAGGTCGTTCAGTCATCAAGAGTTGAACAAAGGTGATGTTGATGCTGCGATGGTCAAGTGTTTCAGGGAAGGCGTGTTTGTGCATGGCGAGGTGTACAACGAGGTCGAGATAGCGGATGATTGGCCGTTGTGGATTCGT